TGGTTTTGGTGCTGTAATGGGTGGTGGCTCTGGTTTTGGTGTTGGCGGAGGAACTGGTGGGGGTTCTGGAAGAATGTCTAACGGTGGGGCAAATGGTGGCGGTATTGGTGATGGGGGAGGTAGTTCTAATAACTGGATGGACTATTACACTGGTCAAGGCGCTGCAACTAATACAATGAAGTTGTTTAGTATGGACAACCTTACTTCGCACAAGATTAATCGTGGACCAAAAGCTGGTGGACATAAAGGGTATGACTACGCATATCATTACGGTGACCCCGTGTACTCTATTGGTGACGGTAAAGTTATTGAAGCAGTTAACACTTATAACAAACAAGATTACTCAGATTCCTTTGAAAACGTAGGTCATCACATTGGTAATTATGTAGCTGTTCTTCATACCGCTGCAGATGGTCAGCAATACACCTCTTTGTATGGTCACCTATCAAAAGTAAGTGTAAAGAAAAAAGACTTGGTATCTAAAGGCCAAAAAATTGGTGAAGCAGGTAACACGGGCTCTACTTGGCCGATGGAGCAAAACGGAGATGGTGGCGGTTCGCACCTACACTTTGAGTTGCAAAAAGGTGAAAACCACATTACGGGTATGGCTCAATCTTTGGACCCTACCGCGTATACGGCTGTTCTTGAAAACCCTGCAAACCCATACAGTGCGTTAGACAGCAAATCAGCTGGTTTGAATGCTATTACAGGCGGCAAAGCAGCAGCCGCAGGCAGCTATGCAGACACAGGTGCAAGCACTACTAACACCACTGGACAGATGTCTGACCAAGGTGACTCCAACAGCTCTGCAATTGCGGGAGCAAGTGCGACTGCTAGTGGAATGATTAATAAACTTCAAGGGTCAGTATCAGGTGCAATGGGAATTTTGGCAAACTTGTACTCTAATGACCCAGCTAAACTTGAAAAAGCCACAAGTGCAATGGCCTCTAACTATGGCATGACCGCGCAGCAGCTTGCTTATTACTCACAGCCTGGAGCTGCTGGAACATACCTTCCTTCAACTAGTGCCCCTGGAGGCGGAGTACTTCAAACAAAAAGTAATGGAAATAACGGACAGTCTGTAAACATAACAGTTCAGGTACCAGATGTTACTGCAGCTGATGCAGTTAAATTTGCTCAACTTGTTAAGCAGTATCTGGATGACAGCTCTCTTCTATCTAACATGGGAAGTAATTAATTATGGCAAGTGACCCAATTCAAGACCTTATTAACGCTAAAAATGTAAAGAGCTACCGTGATAAAGCTGTGGCTGCTAACACCGATAGAACAGACGTTCTTCAAAAGCAGTTTGACACAGCAAAAAAGAATCTTGATTTAGATAAAGAAATAACTATTGTTCAATCGCAAATTGCTGATGCTCAAACAGAAGTTACTGATTGGCATACTGCTTGGACTAACCTACAGAAATCGGCAATTGCTGATGGTACTCAAGATGATGCAACTATTAAAGCTAAGATTGCGGCGTATCAAAAAAAAGAATCAAATGCCCTGCAAACTAAGACTGACTTAAACTTTGTTTTAGGCTCGCTTCAAACTCAGCAAGGAATTTCTTTAGCTATTCAAGCTGAAGAAGCAGCCTTAATTGTTAAAACTGCGGCTGATGTTGTTCTTGACACTCCGCTTGGTGTGTACAGTGGTTTGCCAAGTAGCTCGCTTCCTTTGTTCTACAACGCTTCAGCTGTTCGTGAAGCATACTTTAGTAGTAGACCTAGTTTCCAAGCTATGGCGTCAGGTGGGCCAGGTAAACTACGCGGATTAATGCAGTCTGCTAATCAACCAAGCGTAGTGGCAGCTGCCACAGACCTTTGGACCTCTTCGCAAGGCAGCAAGGGAATGATTGTTACTTCAGAACAGGTACTAAAGGCTTGGAACTCTGGGTCAAATAATCCAAATACTGCAGACGCTGGGGACAATCACAATTACGGGTTTCAGTTCCAATATAACCCTGGCACGGTTGCTATGAGTTACTTTACGTCGCCTAACGTTGACGTAACTATGATGACCAGTGGTCAAGAAATGTTTAACTTGGCTGGAGTTTCAGGTTCGCAAGGCTCTGTTAGTTTTCAAGTCATTATTAATCGAATGTTTGACATGTCTTACTACACCCCAGATGGTGTTTTAAAACCTGGCATTGATGCCAGTTCAATTTATGCTAAAGTTCCTGCGGCTGACGAGTACAAGGATATCTACAACAAAGGAACTATGTACGATGTTGAGTTTCTTTTGAGGGTACTCATGGGAACCACTATGAGTAGTTACTTACGTGGTGAACGAACTGCAGACATGGGCTGGCTTCCAGCTATGCCTGTTGAACTTCACTTGGGTAAGAGCTTACGATATTTGGGAACAGTAAACAGCTTAAGTTTAAACCACATGATTTTTAATGAGCGAATGGTACCTATGTTGACTACTCTTGACATAGCATTTGCTCGTCTACCTGATTACCCAGGTAGCACAGCTGGTACTGATGGACATAAGTAAGGAAATTAAATGATTTATTCAGACAGTAGATATGCAAGCGGAACTGTTCTTGTTGCTAATGACCCAAGAAATAACACTTATCCTACAGCCGTATACCGAAAATTTCCGACAGCAAGGGCGGGGTTCTATTACTACACCTGGGTAAACGAAGACCGTATTGACATTGTTTCATATAAACTTTTAGGTACGCCGCTGGCTTGGTGGAAAATTATGGATTTTAATCCAGAGATTATTGACCCGTTTAGTATTCCTGTAGGAGCTACCATAAGGATTCCAAGTGTCTAGTCTTGTTGCTAATAAATATAGAAAAGGTACTGGTACTAATATCAGTTTTCCTACACTGCCTAACTTAACTGTGCAGCCTAGAAGAATTGACTTGTTTCAGAAACAGTACGCTCATGATGTGTTAATGCTTGAGTACAAAGCTGATAGCTCTCTTTGGACGGATAATCTTCACACTGGAGTACCCGTTCAATTTATCTGGAAACAAGATACTTTTGTTAAAAACTGGATTGGCTACGTATCCTCTATTAGTAAAGCGGTTTCTCCTGACCGTTTGAATACCATGAAGGTGCTTTGTGTATCTGGGTCTTTTCCTTTAAAAGAAAGGGCAACAAGGGTATTTTTAGAGACTACTATTCCTGAAGCTGTTAGAACAATTGCTGCTGAATATGGGTTTACTTTTATAGGTGAAAACAATGACCAAAAGTTTTCTCAGTTAACTATTGCTGGAAGTTCATATTGGGATTGGATTCAAGAGCAAGCTAAACGTATTGGTTATGGCGTCTTGATTGACGGAATGAACTTTATGTTCCGTCCCTTGGATAAGTTAATTGACCAGGGGTTTAGTTCTACAGCAGTCCTTAGTCTTGGAAACGCAAGCATTCCATTTAATACACAATACTTAGACAGAACTCTAGACCAGTTCATTGTTATGAGCGGTGACAACGTAGAGGACACTACTGAGTTTAGGGCTGTAAAAAACGTTGGTGGTGTTGACCCAGTGAGTGCTGCTGAGTACTTGAGTTCTGAGAGCCCTGACACTGTAGGTACGAATATACGTGAAGATGTTAGTAGCGTTTTGTTTAGCGAATATCGCACTGACAGAGTTATTAATGACGCTGTTTCTGCTAAATCCGCATCAGCTGGTGCTGCTCAAATGGCGAGGTTTAATCTTCCAGCAGCTGTAAAGTGTCAGGGAGACCCGAGAATTCGTCCATTTGGAACAGTCTATATTTCTGGAACGGGTAATGTAACTGATGGGTTTTGGGTAGTTCGTGAGTCTCATCATATGTTCCATCAAGTAGGAGACTACATAATGGAGTTAAAAATTGCTACGGATGGTCTAGGAGATACTTCCGAAACTCCTTTTAGAACCAGGCCCGATACGAACATTGGTACTGTAAACTTAGATGAGGCACTTAAAAACAACGGTGTGCCAAGCTTATTTTTTGATTTGGGTTCTGTAGTCTTAAGTTCTAGACAAGCAGTTGTTAAGCAAGGAGCCCAGGGGTTTACTAAAACTCCAACTAAATGGAGAGCTGTAGGAGCTTAGAATGACAGTTAATTTAAACACTGAGATTGCATTAGCTGTGCCATTTGCTTTAGATGGTAAAGGAAATATTCTTGTTAATAATAATCAATCGCAAATCTGGTCTAATCGTGTACGAGCACTTATTGCTACCCGAGTTGGAGAAAGAGTTATGCGGCCAGAATATGGGTCTAAGATTGGTGAGTCTTTGTTTAACACCATAGGGTCTATGTCTGATATTGTTACTAGAGAAGTAAACCGCGTTTTTAATGAGTACCTTCCGCTTCTTACACTATCTAATGTTGCGGTTAGTCATAATGTTCTTACAAATGAACTGCTTGTAGACATTTCTTATCAACTTCCAAACACTACTACAACAACTACTCAAGTTGGAATCTTAGTTGTTTCAAACACCAACCCTATATATGAGGAGCTAGCATGACCGCTGAAGCCAGTAAAAATCCTATTTCGATTGACTATACCGATAGGGATTACTACGCAATTCGTCAACAACTAATTGCTAGGGTAAAGGAACGCACTAACAATCAGTGGCAGGGTACTGACCCTAATGATTTTGGTCTAGCTCTTGTTGAGGCATTTGCCTACATGGGTGACATCTTAAACTACTACATTGACCGTTTGGCTAACGAGTCTTACATCCTTACTGCAACTCAAAGACACACTCTACTAAACCTTGCTCGTATGTACGGCTACACTCCTGCGGGGTATGTTAGTGCAGTTACGCAGTTAACAATGTCTAATGATAATGGTTACAAAGGGCTTATAGGTGCGGCAATTACTGAGGACGGCGTAATCTCGGGCAGCACTGTGACTAACGTATCAAAGTTAATTATTCCTACGGACCACCCATTTGCAGTCACCGCAGTTCCTTACTCAAAATATAACATTGTAAAAGTTGATGGTGTAGCAAACAACGCTATTGCATCTAACGTGCTTGGTGGCAAAACTCTTAGATACACAACTAGTATCTACAATGGTACCTTTACCGTTATTAGTACTGGTTATAACAATATTGGAAATAACGTAGTTTGGTTTAAATCAAAATCAACCATTTCAAATGTTGCGGTTAGCGGCACAACTATGACGGTAACTCTAGACGCTACCGTCTCTAAGACACTGCTTCCTATGAAGTATCAAAAGGTTACTATCAGTGGTATCACTAAAACTGGAGATACTGGAACTGCCGCAACTAGCTCATTAAATGGTACCTGGACAGTTACCACGGATGTTGCAAGTAACGTGTTTACTATTGACACTTCAATGAACAGCGCAATAATTACCAAAGTTATTGGTAGCGCAAGCGGGGCAACATATTCTGTTGCTGACCCTAATGCTGACAACGCAGACAACAAGTACCCAAGTGTTTGGAATGATTTTGTTGTCAATCAAAAAGTTAACATTACTAATTTAAGTCCGTCTGGCTTTAACGGCACTGGAGCTATAGTAACAGCCGTTACCAATCAAGCTGGTATCTTAACAAATGCTACTTCTGTGTCTGGAACACCCAACACTGTAGCGTATGTTTCGAGCATTCCAGTAACTAACGGCCAGATGGTCACTATCTCGGATGTTCAAAGCACACTTAACCCTGGTGGAACACAGGACCTAGGGTTTAACCTTACAGACGTTGTTGTTGAGTCAGCTGCAACACAGCAAGTATCCATTACTAAAGTAATACCTAATACAGGAACTAATCTCATTACGTTTGAAGTTTCAGGGGGATTCCCTGATGCTAAGTACTTTAAACAGTACCAGTACGTAACTATTACTGGCGTAGCCAATACATCTTCTACTGGTGGTTCTACCAGCGTGTATAACATGACTGCTGTGCGTATTGAAAATGTGACTACAACTTCTTTTCAAGTAAGTGGCTACTGGACTGACCCATACGATGCAGTTAACTCTACTTCTGCAAAAGCAAATATCTATACTTTTTCGGTTAAAGCAAACGTTACTGCTGATACGCAGACTACTCAAGGGTCTATCTACTCCCACACATTTACTGTTGGAGCAAATACCACTACTAATAACACATCAACTATTACTGCTATTAATCCTACGTACCCTATTAGTGCGGCATCTATTTCTGGTACCACTGTTACGTACACCTCAGCAAACAAGTTAAGCTCAGGTGATTCAGTTACTATCTCAAATATTACTGGAGGCACTAATGCCTCTGCGTTTAATATTAGTGGAACGGTAAGTGCTACAGGCCTCAGTTCAACTTCTTTCCAGGTTGTTGTTCCGTCTACATTTACGGCAAGCGGAGGAACCTATACTTCAGCTATAGTAACGGTAACTGCTAGCGCGTACACCACCTATGTAGGAACTAACTCCTTTACCGTAGGTAACCTAGTGACAGTAACAGGAGCTACTACTCAGGCTTATAACATAACAGGTGCAAGCGCTGTTGTTGCTGTAGCCAACGCTGCGTATTTTAAAGTAGCCCCATTTGTTTCAGGAACTACCTCTACTGCTGCTGCAACTAGTTATCCTTCATACGTTACTGGTACTGGTGGAACTGCTGTTGCAGCTGTAACTGCAGACCGCGTTATTGGTGGAGTTGTAGAGTACGCAAAAATTCCTGCAGTACTTACTGGTGGGTATGTCTATAACCTAGGTACTACCACTGTTCCTAAAGGTTCTCAAGTTACTGGTCAAGTTTCAGATAATGGCAGCACTAAAACCGTTGTGTTTACTACGCTATCTGACAACGTAATTGATTTCCGTGGAGAAGGAAGCGTTAACGCAATTCACGGTGAAGACGTCTCTATTCGTAAAGCAAACTTGGCAAACACTGCAGTAAAAGGTTATGACATTAATGGTGAAGTAATCGGTACCTCAACAGGGTTGGCTGACCAGTCATTTGCTTTAAGTGAAATAGTAGTGCACACCTCGTATTCCGCAGGACTTAATGATTACATCAACAATAGTGTTGGAGACATCCGTGTATTTGTTGACAATGGTGTTGAGTTTGAAGAATGGGAACGTGTGGAGTACACAATGGACTATTCTTCCTCCGACAAAGTATTTTCAGTAAATGTAGATGAAGCTAGTAAAGTTCAAATTATGTTTGGGGATGGAATTAGTGGTGCTATTCCTCCTATGTCTGCAACCATTAAAGCTCAATACATTGCTGGAGGTGGAGTAATTGGTAATGTTCCTGCAGGTACCCTCTCTGTTTGGGGAAGTCTACCTGTAGGAGAGCCAAATGCTTCTGCTATTAAAAACTACGTTTCTGTTGTAAATGTGTTTGATGCTGCAGGTGGTGTTGACCCTGAGTCAAACGACAGTATTCGTTACAATGCGCCTAGAGCTATGAGAAGCCTAAACCGTGCGGTTACTTTGCAAGATTACGCTGACCTTGCACTGTCTGTTGGTGGAGTTTCAAAAGCTAACGCTGTGGCTGACCATGGAACCTCTGTTACTGTATACGTTTCTCCAGTATCTCCAGATAATTCTAATGATGTTACTCCTGGTTATACAGGGGATGAACTAAGTGCAAATATGACTACTCTTAAAAAGTCTGTTTTAAGCTTCTTAAATGATAGAAAGCAAATTGGTACTACGGTAACGGTTGTTGAACCAAAGTATGTTGCGGTATCAATAACTATTCAATACAGCAAAGCTTCACAGTACTCGTCAACAGTTGTTGAAGATAACTTAAAGAAAGCTATTCTTACCGATTTCTCATACAACAATATGATGTTTGGTGACGTAATTACTCCTGAAGAAATTGAGTTTAAACTTCGCCAAGTAGAGGGAGTAGTTAACTTAAAGGTTATTTACGTGTACCGTGGTAACGGTGCTGGACGTAACAGCCTTGTAGGTTCTCCAAATGAAATATTCTATTTTGATGGAGCATCCATTACTTTGAACGGTGCAAGCACAACGTCTACTGTAAGTGCTCTAACAGTTACCGCTTCAGGCGGAGGTAGCAGCACAGTTACTTTGAGTCCAGGAACTTGGAAGTCTAACGTTTACAGCTATGTAGGAACTTTGCCTGCAGGAACTACCTCCGTAACGGTCACTCCTACAGCACAGTCTGATACTGGTGGGTCAACGGTAACTTCCGTATTGGCCGTTAATGGTTCAGTTACAACTAGCGGTTCTGCTAGCTCTAGCATCCCAGTAGTTGCTGGGTCTGTAAATACAATTCTGGTAACAGGAACTGCTCAAGACGGAGTTACTGTAACCGCTTACCGACTATCACTTAGCTAATGATTAAAGATGCTTACGGGAATACGCGGTTCTACGGTCTTTACCGTGGAATTGTGTACAGGAATAATGACCCAGATAAACGAAGTCGTTTACAACTAAAGGTTCCTCAGATATTTGCTGACCAACCTACTGGTTGGGCTTGGTCATCTGGTGATAATGGAACTGGAGGCCAAGTTCCTGCTGTAGGTGCTGGTGTTTGGGTTATGTTTGAAGGTGGAGACCCTTCTTTTCCTGTTTGGATAGGTGCGTTTAACTCATACCTAGACGCTCCTGGAGTAAACACCGTAGTAAATAACACTACAGTAAATAATGTTAGTGGAACTTTTAGTGGGGGAAAGTACGGAGCGTTTCAATATACGGGGAACCAAACAATTGCTAATGCAAATAACTCGTATAAGTTTCCTTGGAATGTTACAGATTATTCTTCTGATGTGTATACAGCAGATACTACTAAAATTTATTTTCCTACTGCTGGGACTTACAACATTCAATGGTCAGGTCAATTTGAAAATACCGATAATAATGATAACGACGTATACGTTTGGATGACTATTAACGGAGCTGACGTTGCTGGAAGTTCTGGTACAGCAACTATCCCAGGAAGACATGGTTCGGTTTCTGGTAATGCTCTTATTGGTTGGAATTACTTTTTAACATTTACAGCAGGGCAATACTTTGAATTAAAATGGGGAGCTGAATCAACTGCAGTTAGCTTAGTGTCTAAGACTTTTGGCAGCAACCCTACTAGGCCGTCAACAGCGGCTTTGATTTTGACTGTTACACAGGTTGCATAGGCTATGCAGCACCCCCTTATAAGCTAAACTAGAAAAGAAATTAGGAGATTCTATGGGTTATCCAAATGATATTAAGTCCTTTACCTTCAAGGTCAACAACGTTGACAAGGTAGTGGCAGATGACGTCAACGTCCTTTACACCGAAGTCACTGAGATTGAAAAACATCTTGGAGTGGGTGGAGCAGCATACGGAACTGGTTCTTGGGGTTCAGGGGGGTTCTCAACCTCAATCACTAACTGGTATGACAACGGTGGTTTGAAAGCCAGGCTTCAGAACATTGAAGCGGGAGTTCTTCCTGCTTATAACGCTATCTCTACTATTGTTAGCAACCTAGGTGGTTCAACTATAAACATCTCTGGTACCGCAGTTGTTGGTTTAAAGATTAAAGCTGCTGCGGGTACTGTTACAGGCAACTTGCTTAACATCACTGATAATAGTGACAATAGCCTTGTTCGTGTGGAGCCTAGCGGACGTCTTGTGGCATATGTAATTGATGGTGGGACTGCTTAACAATGCCTAGATTTAATGAGTTTCTTTACAACACTCAAAAGTATGGCGATAAAAGCAAGTTGGCTTTTAGTGCTGAGCCTATGGTGGCTACAGCAATTAACTATAACTGGATTGACATTAGCTATTCCATACCTGATGGTGGAACGGACGGCTATGTAGGGTTTAGAATTGTAAGAAGTCAAGATGGGTATCCTGAAACTGAGGATGATGGCGTTGTAATTTATGAAAAACTAAGTGCTAATTTGAGTACCAGCGGTGCTGTTGACGGAAAAACACTTAGTGATAACTCCGCTCTTTGGATTCCATTGACAGGTCTTGCTGCTGGAAAAACTGCCCCGCTCCTTCAAGAAGGACAGTTTGCATATTATAGGGCTTGGGTCCTTAAGACTGCTGCGGGAGATTGGGTTCCAGCAGGAGACTGCTACACTCTTCTTCCAAAAAAGCACGGAGTTACTGGTGGTTATGCGGTAAAGAGTGTACTACAAGGCACTAACATTGTAGACCAGGCAGTAAATCTTGGCGTTATTTCTTCAACGCACGACCGTTTTATGTCCTACATTCCTACAGTTTTTACATCTATAAGTAACTCAGGTTTAGATGTTCCAAACCCAGAGGGGTACAGTGGTAATGCGCTGGACACTGGTGGTCAATACAACACTTTACTTTCAAGCTTTATGTCTGCGTTTTCGTTTACTGTTGACGAGATGCTAACTTTTGCTTATAACACTCTTCCTCCTGCTGATGGTGGGCAATTTACTTCTCCTAATATTTTAGCTTTGCAAAGCTCTCAATTTGGTGTGCCACAGGACTCTCTTGGAATTAGCAAAACTCAGAAAAGATTAGTACGAGATTCAATTAGAAACTATGCTCGTAAAGGAACTTTAAAAGGACTGCAGGACTATGTTCAAGATGTCACCAACTACTCAGCTACTATAACCGAATCTGGAAATAAAGTACTGGGCCATGAAAACAGTACGTTTGATATTCAAGGATGGAAAGACGGGGATGCTGTTGGAGATTGGATTCCAACTAGTTACTCAGGCACAACACCTACAGCTACCATCACTGTAGATGCTACTCAAACAACTGCTACAGGTGCTACAGGTGCTACTTCAAACGGCACTATCACTATCGGGGCGGGGTTAAAAACTTTTCCTCTTGTTTTAGCTAATCCTGTTGCTGGTATTGCTGGTGTGCGTATTAGGGCTATCGCCCGTGATACACCTACATATTTCATGGAAGGCCCAGCAAATCTTTGGTATAACGGCAATTCAAATTCGATTACAAACAATAATTTTGACACTGATACTTCTGGATGGACTTTTGGTTCAAATGCTTCTATCAGCAGGTCAACTTCCAGAGCATATTCAGGCGCTGGTTCACTAAAAGTTTCTTCAAATACTGGAAATGCTGATTATTGGGCTAATAGCACTGTTTATTCTGCTGTAACGGCAGGTAATAGTTATTTGGTTTCAGCATATGTTCAATCAGAAACATATTCAACTAAAGTTCATATTCGTATTGACTGGTATAACAGTTCAAATACCCTTATCAGTACTTCTGAATCTGAAGATTTTGCAGTAAATGCAAGTTCTTGGACTAGAGCAGTTGTTTCAGCTGATGCACCAGTTGGAGCTGTAAATGCGATTGTCACTTTTCGTAATTTTAGTGCTGGTAGCGGTTCAGAAAGTATGTTTTGGGATGCAGTTTCTTTACAGTCTAATGATTCTGCAAACTATGTTAATGGTGGCACTCTTGAAATTACTGTTGACAAGTTCAATGGAAGTGGTTCACCCAATAACTGGAACTTTGCTGTATCAGGTGAAGTAGGTCAAACAGGTGATACAATTGCAACAGCTATTGATACTACCTACTCAGCCAAGGTAGTTACTACTGCCTCTAATGCGGCTGTTGCTTTAGGTGCAGGAGCTCCTATAACTAAGGGAATACCTGTTGTTGGTGGAGTCAATTACAAACTTTCTTACCAAGGTAAGAGGTCAGGTTCTAGTGGAAGTATTTCCCCGACTATAACTTGGTACGACAATTTAGGAACAGTAGTAGTACCTGCTGCTGGTGAGTTTCCTACTAGTCCTTCCGTAGCTGTTACTACATCATTTGTTAGATACGAGTCCTCTTGGATTGCCCCAATGACGGCTGCCTATGCAACTATTCAATTCTTGTTTAGTGTTGCCAATACTTACTGGATTGATATGGTCATGCTTTATGAGCCTAAGTATTCAACCGTTACTTTTGCGTCAGGGGATGGAACCAGAGTCTCTTACGAAGGAGTAAATTCCTACGTAGTAGGAGACGTAATATCTGTTCGCGGAGTTGTCCCAACTTCCTATAACCTTTCTAGAGCTACTGTAAATACAGTTACTTACAACGGTAGAGGAAAACAAACTGGGTTTACTGTGCTTTCTAACATCGCAGATACGTTTGTTTCAGGTGGAACTGTAAGTAAGTATGAGGCTAGACCTACGTATGCCGAAGCAAGGGGAGTCCTCGTGTCTCTTAATCCTTCAAAAACTAACTATATTTATAATCCTTCTTTTGAAGGTAGTGGAAATTGGGACAATGCTGCTGTTACAGTAGAAAGAATTTCTAATGGTGTTGGGGCACTGTACGACGGTCCTGTAGGAGCTAGGACTAGTGCCTATAGATTTAAAGTCACAGGAATAGTATCAGGGTTAACAAGTCCTCAAATATACCAACAGGTAGGTGTGGGAAGTGCTAACCAGCTTCCTAAAAATAAAACGTATACGTTCTCTATTTACATCAGAAGCAATACGGGTACTACGACTAACCCTTTAGTAATTCCTAATGGATTAGGACTTGCCTATTTAGACAGCGTTGATGGCACAGTCTCTACAGCTAAAACTTTAAAATTAACAACTGATTGGCAAAGGGTAAGCTTATCTTTGTGGGTTCCAGACAACAAAGTCGATAACTTTTTATATGTAGGCATAACCCCTTCAATAGGGCAGGTCATTGAAATTGACGCCGCTCAACTTGAAATTGGAAACGTTGCTACGGATTATTTTGATGGAACAATGACTTCCAGCGGATGTGCATGGACTAAGGGAAGTGCTAATTCTAGCTCGTCTTCTTCCATTAAGTACACAAATCTTAGCTATAGATTAAGTCGTTTACGTCAGGGAATTACTGGATTCTTGCCCATAAATACTCCTTGGGCAATTGAATATATTGATAATGATGCAAGTCCGCAACAATACTCTGGAATTTCGTAGTATCATGTCCGTATGGACATATTAATTTCGATTATCATTTCGGGCATGGCGGTGGGTTACGTTACGGAGATTCTCTCCACCTTAGCAAACCCTCGCATCATAAAGCTATCACTCACCCTGCCACTCAGCTATCTTGCGTGTTGGCTTCTTGGCCTTATTGGCCCCACTCTCATCGTGGCAGGACTTGCGGCGGCCTTTTTTTCCTTGGCCACCTTGCAACTTTTGAATCGACCTGTTAGCATTCAACCTATCAATAGACGATAGGGAAACATGCAAATACCTGATGAGGTGTTAGACAAAGGTCTGACACCAAGAGAGTTCTTTCTGCTGGCTGTGCTATTCCGCAACGTAGACCGTTGGGGAGACGTCAACCTTACTCAAGAAGAACTTACTGAACTCACTGGCTCGTCCCGTACAACTCTCTGGCGTGACATGACTGCGCTTGAAGGTCACGGTCTTGTAGATGTTTCACGTACGAAACGTAACTACGGTAAGCTTTATAAGAACCGCTATAAACTTCTATGTCTCACACGGGAAACATCCACACTTAGTGAAGTAGACTTAACTACTACTAAGCTAAGTACTACTAGTACTACACTTACTAAAGAAAAGAATACTACGTATTCTTTATGGGGCTCCGCCCCGAAGGAGGAAAAAGAAATGGTTAATAACTGGCAAGATGACGACAACATTGGTGGCTTTGGGCTACTCGATGGTGAGGTTCCCGCTTCACAACGACAAAAGCCTGCAAGCAAGCGTGACCCTAAGACTCGTTCACAACGTCCACAGCACGAGTGGACTCCAAACGACGTAGCTTCAGAGTTTGCATCGCAGCTCTACGGCAAGATTCGCGGTATTCCTGGGCTACTGAACATCAGCCGTTTAGCGCCTATCCTAGGCAAGTACCGTAAGGAACGCGGCACTACCGCACTGTTTGAGATTCAGGTCATTGACATGCTCATGAACGACGACACCCGTCTGCATGAGATTAAGAAAGACCCAGCTAATGCTTGGAAGATTTTCCTTCGCATGTTGGCTACTCACGGCAAGCAAGCACAAGAAAACTTGGGTCAGACAGACGAGGAACTTGACGAACCAATCATGGAGCGTTATATTTATGCTTCAGACGGACGAAAGTTTGACAACTCAATGCCAGGGCGAGCAGCCCTAGAGCGCTGGGAAGAAAAGTTACAGTAAACTAGTTACAAGACAGGAGGGCAAAAATGTACGACATCAAAATAATTCCTTACATGGAACGACACTGGATTCTCAGCGGGGCAAACATCCCTGGTCGATTCATCGGTATGGAACCAACAGATATTGTCAAGAAAAAGGGCGAGTTTCCAATTGACATTGAAGAATGGATTGAGGAAGTTCTCAGCGGCAAAGTTATTCAACGTCTGGGTGGCTTAGGAACCACTGGAGTTGGGCTTTTGTTTGACGGTGAGCCAGGTTTAGGAAAGACCACTCATGCAGTAGTGGCAATGATGGAGCTTATCCGTCGTCTGCCAGATGATGAAGCATCTATACGTAAAATATTTAACTACAAGGGAGACACCCTTGGGTCTCAAGCACGCCCTATTTATTACATGACATACCCTGAGTTTTTGTCACGTAAAAAAGCGTTGATTGATGCAGACCCTGACGCTAAGAAGAACATGTTCTTAGAGATGGAAGGCTTCCACGGTCGTGCTACCGAGGACTGGATGAACGTTCGCGTTCTAGTCCTTGACGACCTTGGTAAGGAGTATGGCACTAAGTACGAGGACACTTCGTTTGACGAAATCCTTCGTTCGCGATACGATAAAGGTCTACCAACTATCATTACTACAAACGTAGAGCGTGACAAGTGGAAGACAAAGTACGGAGCTGCAATGGGTAGCTTTGTTTATGAGGCGTTCCGACGCGTCGAGGTTACGGGAAAGGACCTAAGAAAATAATGAAAGATTTAGACATGGAAATTGAGTGGCGTACCATCCAGTTCTTTATTGGTGAAGAGGGTATCTCAGAGGTTGAAATCGACCACGAGAACCGTAAGAAAGTTCGCTGCACCTGCGCGCTATTCTCCAAACGTGGTGGCTGCCCTCATGCTCAAATAGTTCGTAAAGAGATGGATGAGAACTTTGGTCACTACACAATTGCTGTTCCTGAGTATGTAGAGGACGAAGAAGCTTTTAATGCTTTGTCAGACCCAGATAACTTCCGAGACTTCATACTGAAGTACGGCAAGGTAAAGGTTTTAGGAGAGTGAAAGGCGGGGACATCTCAAATGAGAGCCCGCCACGCATCATCGTCAATATAGACGTAGTTGCAACGTCGGAAATCGGAGAGACTCGCAAGAGCTTTCTTCGCAGTACTACAGAGCGACAAGTACTAAAGTTAAATAACATGGAGCTATCCCATCTATGGACACTCTCCATGAAGTATGGGCTGTCAGTTGAACTAGCTGCATTTAAAGACGAGCTTTGGACTCAAGAACTTTTGGAAGAACTTATGGAAAGACTTGAGCGACGAGGTGGCAATCCATTTAACTACGCAGAGCTATACAATGACATCGATGATTTTATTTCCGAACTACCTTACAGAAATAATCTAAAAGGTGTGGTAGATTTGCGTGAGCGAGTTGCACGATACGGTTCTTATGGAATCGAACTGAATAACTTATAGGAGGAAACAATGGCATTCGATAATGAATACCGCTTGGTCAGCAAGGTAATAACTGAACGAAATATTATTCCAGTCATTGAACGAGGCATCAAGGATGACTGGTTTGTAGACGACGACCTACGCCGTGTCTGGAAGTTTGTTCGAGAGCACTATACGACTTACCGTGAGGTTCCATCAGACGTTGCAGTCAATGATAATTTTCCAAACTTCAAGCCCTTTCCCGTAAAGGATAATCTTGAGTATCTTATTGACAAGATGGTTGAGTTCCGCCGTAACAAGCTGACTCGTGGTGGTGCAGAAGCTGTGCTTACAAAGATGCAGATGAACGACCATGAAGGTGCTCTTACTGAAATGGGTAAGGCTATCTCAATTGTTAACGAGCAAGGCGTAATTGGAACAACGCATGTTGACCTAGCTAAAGACCCCGACAAGCGCTGGGAGCAGTACCAGAACATTCAGAATCAAAAACTATTAGGTATTCCTACAGGCTTTGAGAAGATTGATGAAGCTACTGCAGGTCTTCAAGGCGGCCAATTAATTACGTTGATTGCTCCACCTAAGACAGGTAAGTCACAGATTGCCTTACGTATTGCAAACAACGTTCATGAGGCTGGGTACATTCCGATGTTCCAGTCCTTTGAGATGAACAACCATGAGCAGTCTCAGCGTTCAGATGCCATGAGAGCGCACATATCTAGCAATCGCCTACGTCGTGGAAAACTTCAGGCAGCTGAAGAAGACCGCTACTTAGATTTGCTTGACTACATGAAGACCGCAAACCCATTTCACCTAGTAGACGCTGTGAATGGTTTGACTATTGACTCGTTGGTAGCTAAGGCAGAGCAGTTGAAACCAGACATTCTATTTGTTGATGGTGTGTACCTGATGCTTGACCAAGTAACTGGTGACGCCAACACTCCGCAGGCTTTGACAAATATTACGCGTGGTCTTAAGCGTGTTGCCCAGTCGCTGGACATTCCAGTAATCATTACTACACAGACTCTTCTATGGAAGATGAAGGGTGGCAAAGTTTCTGCTGACTCTATTGGTTATTCATCCTCCTTCTTCCAGGACTCTGACGTTATCCTAGGACTTGAACCAATTGAAGAAGATGACGAGATTCGTCTTCTTAAAATTGTTCAGTCTCGTAACTGTCCTCCATCAGAAACAGCAATTACTTGGAAGTGGGACACTGGTTGTTTCCACGATGAGTCTAAAGCGGCTCTGTGCAAATACTGCACCACTTGGGGGGTCTAGTGATTCTTGATGTCCCTACAGCTCTAGACGCACTAGGCATTGATTACTCAGAGCGAGCCCATGAAGCTCAGGCTCTTTGTCCAATGCACCATGTGCGTACGGGAAAAGAAGACCACTCTCCTTCTTGGTATATCAATCTTGATACTGGGATGCACATCTGCTTTTCTTGTGGGTATAAAGGAAACCTAGTCCAGTTAGTCTGTGATGTAAATGAGTTTTACAAACAGGCTTGGGGAGTAAAAGAATCTTACGTATATGATTACGACGCTGCTCAGAACTGGCTAGCCACTGTATCTTCTATTCCTTTAGACAAACTTGTAGAGATGATTAAGAATCTTCCTACACGTATAGAGGAGATTCCTAAACCACTAGAGATGTCTGAGGCCCGCCTTGCAGTTTTTGTTGAGCCTCCTGAAGAGGAACTTACTAAACGAGAACTCACTGCAGTAGCTGCAACTGCCTACGGAGTTATGTGGGATTCAAAAAAGTCAACGTGGATTCTTCCTTTAAGAGAGCCCCACTTTAATAAACTCCTGGGCTGGCAGGAAAAAGGAACAGTACACCGTACCTTCTTTAATCGTCCAACTGGACTCCAGCGTTCTAAAACACTATTTGGAATCGAGAACCAAAATGAACATACAGCAATTGTTGTTGAGTCTCCTCTTGATTGCCTGCGGATTCATGCTGCTGGCATTCCTGGTGCGGTAGCAGTCTGTGGCTCCTCAATATCAGAGGAACAGATAAAGCTCCTTCGCTACTCAGAGAAGATTATTTGTGCGTTTGATAACCCTAAACTAGATAAAGCTGGAGCCAAAGCATCTAAAGAAATGCTCGAGTGGGGCCGTAAATACGCTTTAAATCTGTTCTATTTCAACTATGGTAGTAGTGGTAAGAAAGACCCAGGAGAGATGACCGACGAGGAAATCGCATGGGGAATTCAAAACGCACAATCGTCCATACTTGGTGAACAGGCATATGTTTAAAGGCACACTCAAACCGTATCAAGTCAAAGCCGTTGAAAAAATGGTGGAGAAACAAAGGATTCTCGTAGCGTACGAGATGGGTCTAGGAAAAACTCCTATGACCATTTCTGCTATTGAAGAGCTTGCTCCTAAGAGGACATTAGTCCTTTGCCTTGCCAGCCTAAAGTACCAGTGGCAAAAAGAGATATCTAAATTCTCTGACAAGACCGCGATAGTAATCGACGGCACAGCAACCCAAAGAACCGCTCAGTATAAAGACGCTAAAAATTACGACTACATTATTATGAACTACGAACAGGTGGTGAATGACTGGGATGCTATTAAAACTTTTTCTTTTGATGCTATTGTTTGCGACGAAGCTACCGCTATTAAAGGATTCAGGGCCAAGCGAGCAAAGAAAGTAAAGGAGCTTGCTAAGAGTGTGCCGATTAGGTTTGCTCTAACAGGAACTCCAGTTGAAAACGGCAGGCCTGAAGAGGTGTTCTCCATCATGCAGTTTGTTGAACCAAAAGCCCTAGGCAGGTTTGACCTATTTGATAAGACGTTTATAGTTCGTAACCACTATGGTGGCGTAGACCGTTACAGAAACCTTCCTACACTGCACAAAGTATTACAAGAGTACACCGTTCGTAAGTCCCAGAAAGACGAAGATGTTAAGCCGTATCTACCTGACGCAGTGTACCGAGAACCGCTGTTAATACCCCTAGACAGGGGCTCAAAGAAACTGTACGACTACATTGCCACTGACTTACACCAAGTCCTCCTAGAGGCGCGTGAGGCCTTTGGGACAGGGTTTAACTTAGCTGCTCACTACGGACAATCTTTTGACCCAGGCGACCCTGCAAATGAACTACGGGGGCAAATTATGTCAAGAATTGGGGCCATGAGAATGCTTTGTTCTAACCCCTCAGTTCTCCAGGCAAGCTATAAAAACTTTGAAGAACATACGGGTAAAGGAAGCGCATACATCCACTCCTTAGGAGAGCTTCTTGAAGGCGTAGCTAAAACCCCTAAGCTTGATGCCGCTATCTCTTACTTAAAAGAGCACCTAGATATTGACAGCTCCTACAAAGCAGTAGTATTCTCTTCTTACCTTGATTCCGTTAGTCAAATTGTTGACCGACTTGCGTTATCGGGAGTACAAGCAGTAGGGTATACAGGAGAAATGAATGCTAAACAAAAAGAAGAAGCCAAAGTCAGATTTCAAACGACAGCTGATGTTCGCGTACTGGTTAGTTCCGACGCAGGTGGTTACGGTGTTGATTTGCCTCAAGCTAATCTTTTGGTAAACTATGACCAGCCATGGAGCTCTGGACTTGCAGTGCAACGTAATGGTAGAATCAATAGAGCATCATCAGAGTGGCCTCAAATCACTATCCAAGATATACTTGTCAAGGATTCGATTGAGCAGCGTCAATATGATATGCTCAAACAGAAAGGAAACATTGCAGGAGCAATCCTTGATGGTTCTGGAATTAATTCTAGAGGCGGAGTTGACTTAACGGTCGGAAGTCTGTTAGAATTTTTAACAACAAAGTTAATTTAGGAGGAAACAAATGGCAAATATCATTCCAGAAGAAGGCACTCGCTTTAGCGACCCTAACGATTTTGCAACTCAGGTTCGTGAGTTTGTAAAACTTAAGAGCACAATGGAAATTCTAGAGGCTCGTCAAAAAGAACTTCGTGAGAAACTTTTTGAGCAGCTTGACCAAAATGGTGAAGAAGACAACAAGGGCAACATTCAACTTGACCTTGGGTTTGACGCAGACGGCGTTGTTCGTCTAGAGAAACAGCGTCGCACTACACGTAAACTTAATGAGTTAGTAGCAGACGGTATCATTGAAACTGCTGCTCTATCTGATGAAGTGTATGAGATGAAGCGCGTTATTAACGAGGATGCTTTGATGGCTGCTTACTACGAAGGTAAGATAACCGAAGAGCAACTTGACGAAATGTTCCCTGTTACTGTAACATGGGCATTAAGAACACTTAAGAAGTAATTGTGGCTGGACTACGTGGCGAAGATGAAATCCTCAAAGCATTTGAGGGTCTTGACTTCGCACCTGGTTCAAAGCAAAAGCGTCGCGAACCTTCTGAGAAATCAGATAAACGTCGCAGACAAATTCTTGGTGAGTCTAACGGATGGGATGCAAATCCAATTCTTAAGACTCTCAAGGGAGTGGAAACAGAAGTCTTTACCATCTCAGCTCTAGCAGTTGCTTTGGATAAGAAGATTGTTACCATTCGCCTCTGGGAAAAGAAAGGCTACCTGCCAATCGCTCCCTACCGTTTACGTTCAAAAAATTTAAACGGGAAGAAAGTAAATGGCAATCGAGTATATACTCGTGAGCTAATTGAAATCACAATCGAGGAGTTCGCAAAGCGTGGACTTCTTGGCTCTGCTCGTGTAGAGTGGAGTCATCTTGAAGATTTGACTGAAGCACTTGTTGTGCGTTGGAAAGAGTCTTTAGGAAACTGAGAGCCGTATGGCCTCATTACCAACCGAGAGTCGAAAGACCTCACTACCGAAAGGATAGCCTCATGGCTATTAACAACCCTGCCGTTGACGCAGACGACTACGATGTAGACTCTGTCGAGGCCAAACCAAAGCACGGTACTACTGTCCAGTCTGGATGGGATGCTGCTGCTGCCAAACTAAAGCCAAAGGAAAAGTCAAGCGAGTACGCTTCAGACTTTAAGATTGGTGACCAGCCACAGCTCGTACGCTTCTTGGAGGACGCCCCGTTCGCCATTTACGAGCAGCACTGGGTAGACCGCATCACTGAAGGCAAGCGTTCATTCGTATGTCTTGGTGCTGACTGCCCGTTGTGTACTATCGCAAATGAAAAGCCACGCGCTAAGTTTGCTTTCAACATTCTCAACCTTTCTGAGGAAGAGCCAACTGTACAAATCCTGACTGCTGCAACCGTTCTTGGTCGCCAGCTACAGGCTGCGAATGAGGACCCACGCCGTGGACCTTTGACCAAGTACTACTGGGCAATTTCTCGTCAAGGCTCAGGACCTAGCACTTCTTACACGCTTGACCGTGTTCGTGCTAGCGACCTTGCGGATGAGTGGGAACTAGATGCCGAGCAGATTGAAGACATCGCGTCTGCCTCTGTCAAGTATGACGAATCAGTAGTTTATGTGAGCCCTCGCGAAGAACTGCTGAAGGTTGCGCGACAGCTCGTTTCCTAACCAACTCATCTAGTATAGGGAGCCAGGACTTTCCTCCCCCTTTCGTTCCTGGCTCCCTATACTTATCTCTAAAGGGGCAACAATGAACATTATTACTACTGAGCAACAACTCAAAGACTTTGTAGAGTACTACTCCAAAGTAGATTCTTTTGCATGGGACACAGAAACCATTGGAGAGAATCGCCTATACCCAGTCATCAACGATGTCTGTTGGATTTCTTTTGCTACTGACGACCGTGTCGACGTTATTCCTATGGGTCACCCTAATGGTGAGTTTGAATCTTGGGAGAAGCCACTACTACTACAGGGCCAACGCCGTGTTGAAGAAGGCAAGCCAATTCTTGACTCACATTACTCAAAAGATATGCGTAAGTGGGTAGCTATGTTTGGCGAGGCACCCTCCCAGCTAACTCCAGCGCAGGTATTTGCAGCAATTAAACCATTGATGTTTAGCGACAAGTTAAAGATTGCACACAATGCAAAGTTTGACCTTAAATCTGTAGCCAAATACTACGGTGGACAAGTTCCATCAAAGCCATACTTTGACACACTAACCGCGTCATTTGTAATAAACAACCTAAACAAGAACGCATTAAATCTAGCTGCTTGCGTCAAGCGTGAACTAAACATTGATGTAGAAAAAGGTGTAGGAGAAAATGTTGCCTTACACTCCTTCTCTGACGTAGCAAAATACTCAGGCATAGACGCTGAGGTCACCTGGAAGTTATACAAGTCTTTGGCTCCAAAGATTACTGGGAACCTAAACAAGGTTTGGAAACTCGAGATGGACGTGACTGCTGCTTTATGTGACATGGAGCTTACTGGTGCGTACATTGACATGGAAGAGCTAGGTAACCTTGACGCCAAGATTGGCGAAGACAAAGAAGAGGCCAAGGCTAAGGCGTTTCGTATTGCAGGAGAAGCGTTTGCCATCAACTCAGTCCCAGCAAAGCAGAAGCTTTTGTTTACTCCTCAAACTGAAGGAGGTAAGCCACGCCTTGTTCCTAATACCAAGTTTAAGAACGTCTTAACTACCAAAGGATTTGAAGCACAAAAAGCTGGAGAAGAACTTACTGCTTCTCATTTCTCCTGCTCAGCAGAGGCTCTGGAATACTATCGTGGCAAAGATGACCTTGTCGATGCCCTTCTGGAATACCAGGACTTGAACAAGTTGATGACTACTTACGTCACTCCTTATGCAGGGGGGATGGTAGAGCGAGAGACAAACGGTAAGAAGACTTTAGTACAGCGTGATAGCCTCCTTATCAATGGCCGAGTCCACACTAACTTTAAAAGCCATGGTGCTGAAACAGGTCGCTTCTCTTCATCCGAGCCAAACCTACAGAACATCCCTTCATCTGGAGACTACGGCAAACTTGTTCGTAACCTGTTTGTTGCACCTCCAGGACATAAGTTAGTTGTTGCTGACTATTCCCAGATTGAACCGCGTGTTATTGCGTCCTTCTCTGCAGACCCAATTCTTATGGAGAACTATCGCACAGGCGGCGACATATACACCACCATCGGTGACCGTATGAATGTAAACCGTCAAGCAGGTAAGGTTCTTGTTCTAGCAATCTCCTACGGTGTAGGTCCTGACAAGATTGCTGCAAGCATTGGCTGTTCGGTAAAGGAAGCAAAGGACTTGCTTGCTCGATTTGAAAAAGAGTTCTCATCTATTCCTAAATACAAAGCTAAAGTTGTCCGTCAAGCCAAAGAGTCTGGACCAATACCTTTTGTTGAAACACTGTTCGGTCGACGTCGCTATATACCTGACCTTAAACTTCAAGACAGAGGTCTTTTAGCTCGTGCAGAACGTCAGGCTTTCAACACTATGATTCAGGGCTCAGCTGCTGACATCATGAAGTTGGCTTTGGTTCGTGCGCATTCTTGTTTCATTAATGAGCCTGACATCAATGTTGTTCTAACCGTGCATGACGAACTTGTTACTATTGCTCCCGAAGACCGCGCTGTAGAAGCAGCAGAGGCTATTCGCAAATCAATGGAGGGGATTACTCTTAAAGCAATGACTGTACCCTTAATTGCCGATGTAAAGATTGTAGATAAATGGGGTGAAGCAAAGTAATGCCATATAAAGTTATTCTTCTTTTGATATCAGTAGCATTAATGCTTGGCGTGGTTATCTTTAACCTCCTCCAACAACCCAAAAACTGCTGGGACCAATACACTACAGAGAACGAAGCCATTACAAACTGTGAGGTTCACCCATGATACGTAAGAAAAAGAAAAAGAATAATCTCAGCATTGCGGAAGTTACTGCAAGACTTCGTGGGTTTATTTTAGACTCTCAAGTACAGAACGGTCACGAGCTAAGCGTCATCCTTGGCTGCAGTGCCATTAGCGATGAGATAGCAGAAAAAGAAGAAGAAGAAAGCGACAAGCGTACAGAAAAGATTTCCTACCTGGTACCTATGCTTTATGCTCATGCTCACGCTTTAGCTGAAGGAGCAACGGAGTATCAAAGAAGCCAAGCTCCAAAAGAATTACAAGACCTTCCTGATGATATTTGGTGGGATAGCAAAAACATGATGACAAAGTTGGCAGTCTCTGCACTACTGGGGTCTGTGTCGCAGCTAGTTGATATGGGATTGCTTGAAGTTCCTAAGAGAAAGAAAAAACGATGAGCACGTTCTTTCATACAGCTACTCTTCCAGACGGTGCGACCTTTACTCGACGTAATAAGAAGAAGCCTTTTACATACTTTATTGCTGTTAAATACCTAGACGCCTGGTTTCCAGGTGATGACCGTGTAGGAGAATGGCAAGCGTTTAAATGGACTTCCTGGTTTGAATATCAAGTAGATGTCGTATTAGACTGGAAAGAACACTGTGAAAAGAATGGTGTACGAACCGAGTTTGAGTTTGTAGAACCAACAGTGACAGTAGAGGAGACACGATGAAGTCTAAGTTTAAAGGAGAATGCAAGGCGTGCCTTAACGCTATTGCAGTAGGAGAAGAAATAGTGTACGATGAGTTTAGTGAGGGTTGGGTACATCCCGACTGTAGCGTAACTCTTCCAGAAGGACTACTAAAATGAGCTTTGTAACATTTTGGTGGATACTTTTTATGGGGTTAGCACTGGCAGCGTTAATTCAAGGAGCCGATAAATGAACAATGCAAATTGGTGGGCAGAAAAACTAGCTCAACAAATTGGCCAACCACCTGCACAACAGGGGAGACCAGACCCTAGCCCTGCCATGCCTCCTTCTCTGCAACCAATGCAGGCGATGCCTTCGTTTCAACCACAAGTTGACCAAACCAAAGCGCAATCTGCTAAACAAAGCGCTTCTTGCCCTGACTGCGGGTCGGGCAATTACTTTTCTGCTTCAGCTCAAACGGCACTCCGTTGTTACGACTGCGGCTATCCCGTACAACAATCTGGTTCACGTTTCGGTGGCCTCGCTGGTGCACACGTTCAAGGAGCGGCGAAACCAGCGCACGGTAACAGCGGAACCAGTGGGTTTAATCCAATGCCAGACGGCTACGGACCCAACGGACAAAAGTTATAACAAATAAACGAAAGGAATACAAATGGAATCACTAACCACATCACAAATCGAATCAATTAAAGAACAGGCATGGATTCAAGCACGTACAGCAATGACTGACACTCTTGTGTCTTATGGAATCCTAGAGAAACGTAATGACATTGCAGGCTTCTGGGCTCATGACGTAAGTGGCAATGCTACTTGGCTATCTGTCTATGATGTCTTGGAGAACTCACGTGTATAGCATTGAAGATGTTTTTGGCGCAGTAATGCTTACCGCCATTATTGTAATACTGGGTATAGGACTTGTATGGTCTATTGCAACTAACGAACGACTACGAAACGAACTACGAAAGAAGGACCAAAATGATTAATGCTGAAGCCCGAAAGATTATGGCGCAGATTAATAAGCGCTTTGGAGAAAACGTTGTTGTTCTAGGAGAGGATATTAGAAGTGACCTCATTCAACGTGTTACTACTGGTTCTACTACTTTTGATTACATTCTGGGTGGTGGCTTTCCTACTAACCAGTGGAACGAGCTCGTGGGTGAGCCGTCGCATGGTAAGACAGCGATTGCTCTCAAAACCATTGCCGCAAACCAAGCACTAGACCCTGAGTTTACTGCTGTTTGGGTAGCCGCTGAGCAGTGGGTACCTGAGTACGCTGCAATGTGTGGGGTGGACATCTCCCGAGTCATTGTAATTGAAACTAATATTATGGAGGAAGCTTATGATGCGGTTCTTGCTTTTGCTGAATCAAAGTCAGTTGACGCTATCGTTATTGATTCTCTTCCTGCCCTAGTTCCTGGGCCAGAAGATGAAAAGAGCATGGATGAAATGACCGTTGGTCGTGGAGCTCTAATCACTAACAAGTTCTTCCGTAAAGCTGGAGCTGCTATGAAACGCAGCCTTGTTGAGAACGAGCGACCTATTCTAGGCATCATTATCAATCAGTACCGCATGAAGATTGGTGTAATGCATGGAGACCCACGCACTACTCCAGGTGGTCAAGGTAAAGACTACGCATACTTTACTCGCTCTGAGGTTCGTCGTGACGAATGGATTGAAGCAGGTACAGGCGTAAACAAAACGCGTGTAGGACAGCGTATCAAGATTCGTAATCTAAAGAACAAGACAGCCCCACCATCACAGGTTGCCTATATTGATTACTACTTTGCTAGCCACAGCATTTATGAAGCAGGAGACTATGACACTTCTAAAGAAGTTGCAGCCATGGCTATTGTAAAGCAGATAGTAGACCGCAAGGGTGGTTGGATTTATTACGGCGAACGCAAGTGGCAGGGTCAGGAAAACCTGGTTAACTCACTTAGAGAAGAACCAGACTTCTTTGAAGAGCTGCGCCAGAAGGTACTTTCCACTCCAGATTCCTTTGTAGGAGTATCGGAAGAGTGAAAAGCGAAGGACAGAAGCAGTCTCAGAAGCACGAGAAGCGTCTCGCCAAGGCAGTCGGAGGGCAAACCACTGCTGCTTCTGGGGCCTTCTGGTCCCGTAAAGGAGATGTTAGAAGCACTACACTTCTTATAGAACATAAGTGGACAGGCAAGCTAAGCAAAACAATCAGTTCAAAGGAACTAAAAAAGATTACAAATGAAGCCATTATGGATGGGCGACTACCTGTTTTTGGTATTCATCTAGATGGCGAAGACTATGTCATTCTTATGGAGACTGACTTCTTAGAACTGTGGGATAAACTTCATGGACCTGAATAGTCTTTACGGACAAAAAGATGTGTCATGGATGGATGACTCAGCTTGCTTAAATCTACCTAACCCTGATATATTTTTTCCACCAAGAGATAAAGTTCTTTATAAGGAAACTGCAGACAAGGCAAAGGAGTACTGTCTAGGAACAGCTGAGACTGCTCCTTGTCCTGTTAGAAATAAATGTCTGTGGTATGCAGTAGACTCAGATGAAAGTCACGGAATTTGGGGAGGCCTAAGTCACCGTGAAAGAAACGCACTTGTACGCAAGTGGCAACGACAACATAAAGCTAGCATGACCCTGAAGGACTATATTCTTCAGTCAAAAACGAAAGGTAAATAAATGAGCGTTACAAATAAGTCGGACCTATGGAAGTTCCTTGATGCTAAGAAGGCCCCATCTCGTTTGCTGGGTGACCTAGAGCGTCACCTACAAAAGCGTCCAGTAGGAGACCGAAGCACAACCGTGCTGCACCCATCAGAAATTATTAAACCTAGCTTCTGTCGTCGTGCATCCTATTTCCTACTAAGCGGGCACACCAAGATTGCTGAGAAGCCTAACCTGCGCTTGCAGTCTATCTTTGATGAGGGCCATGCCATTCACGCTAAGTGGCAGAACTGGTTCCAAGAGATGGGTGTACTACATGGTCGCTTTACCTGTACCTCCTGTCTATTTAGCCTATTTGGTACTGGACCAGTTAAGTGCCCACAGTGCGACAAAAACACCATGGAATATCGTGAGGTAACTTTGATTGATAATGACCTACGTATTGCAGGGCACACTGACGGTTGGATTAAAGGCATTGGTAATGACACTCTGATTGAAATTAAATCAATTGGTCCAGGAACTATCCGTAATGAAGCTCCTTCTCTAATGCAGGAATCTAATGGAGACTTCATGAAAGCTTGGGGATTAGTTCGTAAACCTTTTGGCCCTCACATCCTGCAGGGTCAGGTATATCTAGAGCTAATGAACCGCATGGGGTATGTAGGCGAAGATGGTGAGCCAATCAACGAGATTGTATTCCTTTACGAGTTAAAGGCAGACCAATCCTACAAGGAGTTCTCAGTCAAGCGTGACTTTGAGCTTGTTCGCCATGTATTTGACCTTGCAGAAACCGTGGTAAAGTCTGTAGAAGACAAGATTGCACCAGTCTGTAACAACAACCCAGCAGGTACCTGTAAGGACTGCGCACCATACAAGGAGGAGTAATGTCAGCATTACAAAAGTTTGAAGGTTGGGGTTTGACTTTTAAAAAGCCAGGCTTTGACCAAGTTCACTTACCTTCAGACATTACAGCAATAGGTTCCGAAGATATTGGGGAGCTTTTTACAAAGCTAACCGCATGGACAGACTATATTGCTTCGCAGCACACTTTAGCTATTCTGGAGGAACGTGCTGCTTTAAAGAAGAAAGACTACCTTGAGAATACTATGCTAATTAAACGCATGGGGGCTTCAGTCAAAGGCGAAAGAGTTACCACAGTCAAGGCAGAGATTGCTGTGCATCAAGATGTAGTGGACCTTGACAATGATTACGAAGAGAAGTACGCTTATCGTAAGCTAGTTGAAATGCTACTCACTAACCACGAGCGTGACTTACAGCTAGTCTCAAGAGAAATTACACGGCGTTCAAACGATTCAAGAAAGGCATATCTATAATGGGAAAAATGAAAGACATCTTTACACAAATGCAAGAACTAGGGATTGACCCGAACACACCAGAAGGTCAAGCTAAATTTGAAGAAATAGTTGAGGGAATGTACCCAGGTCGCATCCCTTCAAAAGGAACTTTTCAAAGCCTGCCACTAGTTACACAAGAACAAATACGTAAAGCTAATCCAAATGCACAATTTGAAGAGGCTGTACAACAGAAGTTTCAACATGCTAAGCACGTGTTGCTATCTAAGCACAAAGACTACGGACCAAAGAATATAGCACACAGCCCAGGAGGGCCTCTAAATGGTCTTCGTGTTCGTATGTGGGATAAGTTTGCACGTATTAACAATTTAATTGATTCAAATAAAAAGCCAGAACACGAAAGTCTACGTGACTCATTCTTGGACATGGCTAACTACGCTATTATTGCAATGCTAGTACTAGATGGAGAGTGGCCAAATGAATAACATAATACTGCTTATAGTAGGATTTGTTATAGGGTTTATAGTTATGAAGTTAGCTATGAAATTAGTAGACAAGTATGGAGATAAAGAATGAAAGCATCAGGATTTGAACCACGTTTTGACCGCGACATGGAACGCGGAGAAGTAGGAGAGCAACTACTCGACCTACTGTTTGAAGACAGCAAAGACCCAACAGTAATGATTGAAGTCAAGACTGACTACAAAGCAGGACAGACTGGCAACTTCTACATAGAAACTGACAAGTACCGTAAGCCAGACCAAAGCGACATAGTACCTTCAGGAATTAATGGGACCCATTCTAAGTGGTGGGGCCAGGCATCTCCCGATGGCTCAGCTATCCTACTAATTAAAACGGAAGTACTACGTGACTACATTGACCTTGTAGAACCCCCACGTAGCGCACAGCCTCGTATGAACCCACAGTCAGCAGCAAGCCTTGGAGTTTTAGTATCTATCAAGGGACTGATGAAGTACCTAAAGATGTGGAATAGCAACGAATAACAATGGCAAGAAAAAAAGCGGCCACACCAGCTGTCCCTAAACCCAACGACCTATGGCAGGTCAAAGAAGAAATGCAAATCAATGGGCGCAATGTTTCTAAAGGAACAGAGCTAAAAATAAAGGGACAGCGTGGCCGCTTTCGTTTTGTAAAGCACGTGTTAACTGAAAAAAATAAAGAGTGGATTGATGTAATAGGTGGTCCAAAAGGACAAGAGCAATGGAGAAGCTATTCTCCTACAGATGTAAAGACTGTCCACGTTAAGAATCAAACCGATGCTAACTTAGCCAAGGTATATAAGAAAAAACAGAAAGATAAGAAAAATGGCCTTTGAGAAAAATTTTTCTGAAGGAATTTTGGAAGGTGCAGTAGCCATTGGTATTGACCAATCGCTAACAGGGTTTGCCTTTACCGCAGTTGTTGTTGCTAATCCATCAATTTATGAGACTTGGGTATATAGGTCCCCGTTTAATGGCGTTCAAAGGTTAGACGATATTCAAACGTTTATGTTTGACAAATTTGAATACCTAAAAGCAAAAAAGTGCAATATTACAGAAATTGCCATGGAATCCCCTTTTCTAGGGTCCCCCTCTACTCTTCTTCTCTCTGAGCTTGCTGCCGCAGTCAAACTTTTCCTTTATACCCATTTTGACGATTCAAATAACTACACCTCTGAAACCCTTAACCACTTAAGAACCCCCCTAGTTGTACCTCCAATGACTTTGAAGAAATACGCTACAGGTAAAGGAACCTCTAAAAAGCAGGAGATGCTCCTACAGATGTACAAGCGTTGGGGCGTAGAATTTAACGATGACAACGCTGCTGATTCCTATGCTCTGGCCAGACTGGCTTCAGGAGCCACTTTAGGTGCTATAGAGGCAGAAATAATTGAAAAGCTAAAAGACGTTAAATACCGAGATATTATCCAATAACTAAGGTAATCTAATTGATGAGGATGGCACGAAACCGTCAATTTAAGGATTAAAATATCGTGACCGAAGAAAACATCAGCCTACCATCGACCGAGGAACCATTCCTTAGGGTCAGTGCAGGTTCAAACCCACAATCAGTAGCATCAGCAATAGCACACGCACTACAAGAAAACGGGTCTGTGAAGCTCCGAGCTGTAGGAGCAGGTGCAGTAAACCAAGCTGTTAAGGCTATGGCCATCGCTCGTGGGTTCGTAGCCCCAAAGGGTAAGGACCTAACCGTAATTCCAGGGTTTACCACAATTGAGTCTCGCGATGGTGAGATTTCTGCAATTGTGTTTATCATTTCAGCAAGCTAAAAAAGATTTACTCTTAAGATAGAGAAAAAGGAGTCCTCATGGCAGCATGGGCATCAATGGGACACGGTATGAGACGTCGTACTGGAACCCCTTCAAACCACCTAGAAGCGGCAGGAAAGAAAATGGCACGTAATCACCAGACCTCAAATGAGGCATACTCAGACGCAGCAGCAGCAGGAAGCGTTCGCATTCCTATTGGAGCAGCAGCACCAGCACCAGTTCTAAAGGGAACCCTAATTCCTAAGAAGAACGTTCAAGCTGGAGACCCAACTGCTGGTGGCAAGGCTAACCGAGTCAACCGACTTGACACTGAAAAAACTGGAGCTACTTACCGCGTTCAGCCTAAGTCAACTTTTGTTCAGCTTGACCCTGCAGCAGGCCCAACTATGGCTAGCGCAAGAGTTATTCCTTCAGTAGCAGGTCGCGCAGGTTTTCAAGGCGGAATTCAAGCATCTGAGGCCTAATCGTGGCTGATGTAATCTCCACGCAGTTCCAGGATTCTGGCATACCTTCGGCTAATGAGCAGAAGGTAACTCCGCCTATGCCTGTAAGTGCAAACAACATGACTGGCGACCCTAACGACCGTGTGATGAACGAAAACTTCGCTAATCGCAAGGACAAGGACACTGCTCCAAGGCCAAGTGCAGTCTCTACTAATTCGTCTAGTACGTTTAAAGCTCAGTAGGAGAAACCTAATATGCCAATGCAAGCAATGAACAAGATTGCCCATCCTGACTTTACAAAGATTAATGGCCAGGACTTTCACCAAAGCGGAAGACGCCTTCTTAGCCATCAGACTGGAACAATTAACACTCAAGATAAACTTGTACAGTTTAACGTTCAGGACCAAGCGACTGAACTAGGTAAAGTTGCTTCTTATGGTAAAGGTACCAACACTTCCCTGCTACAGTTTGGAAATAACTAATGGCTGGTGCAGTAAACAACTTCTCTCCCTCACAAAACTGGCAGAGTATCGGCGGTAACGGCCTAAACGGTTATAACAACCAGGGCGGCTATGGCGGACCCGTTGCTCGTGGAGACCTTGATGCTATTCGCATTGGTACAGGACGAGTTCCTTCAGCAGAATACCCAGATGGTTATCTAGGCACTATTCGTTCACGTCGTGATGACCGCCTCCTTGACTCCATTAAAAACCGTGTAGGACAGAAGTCTTATCAGCGTGGTGTGCACAAAGGTGAGCGCATTGAGCCTTCAGCATACTATTGGACTCCTGATTTTAACGCGGAAATGGGCATCAAACGTCAAATGAGAGCAAAACCACAAAACATTAACGGAGTTAACGTTTACATGGTACCTAAGTTTGGCCAAGACCTTGCTCTTGTTCCTGCCCCGCACTTAGTTAATGACGGTAAAGCAAACACCGTTGCAAACGGAGCAACCACAATTAACGTTCAACGTGCAAACGCACTAAACTACTTGAAGCCTGTGTATAGATAATGTCACAGTTTGATGGAAACTACGATTACACCAAACCTTGGGCAAGCCAAGGTGGGTCAAATCAGCCTAATTGGACCTATAACGGCCCTTGGTCATCAAACATGGAGCGCCTAACTCAACAGGCACTAATGGTAGCAACTATTCCAGGCGTAGTTCTACAAGAAATGGTTCGACCACCACTTCCTCAAATTCAACTTTTCCCACCTAGATTTGGATGGGGAGAAAGACTACAGCCAAGTATTGATGATGTAGTCTCAGTAGACAGAAATTACGTAGAGCCTCGAGTTTCGTGGTTCTCAGGAAGCCCAGCAGGGTATTCTGGTAGTAGTAGAAATGACCTAGGAGCTAACTAATGAGTTTAGAAGAATTTGGTAAAGGCCACGGAGGCGCAGGAGGTGCACCTCAAGCTGGTGCTTCTGGCGGCAGTGAGCAAATGTCTGACGCAGAAGTGCGTTCAGTTGCTGAAAAGAACGTTGGCTCAGGGTTTAGCGAGGCACACCCAATTATTGTTGGTGGCGCTTTGGCACACCCTAAAACTTTTATGGCCCTTCCAAAGGACCGTTCTCATCCTGACTGGCAAGGCCTAACTGGTCACATAAAGCCAACACCAAGAGACCCAAATGCTGCTCCTGCAACTGCTGCACCTAAAGCACCTGAAGTAGTAAAGGAAGGCAAGATTGGTGATGCACGTCCACACCCAGTAACTGGTGAGCGTGAAGAAATTGTTGGTCACGGCCGTACAGGCGCAGCTATTCGCGACACAATTGCTGAAAGACCACAGCCTGGTCACGTAATTAACATGAAAGGTTGGTCAACGCCAATTGAGGCTGTTAGTGAAGAAGAGATGGGACAGATTCGTGAGCGTAACCGAAGTGCTGATGCCGCAGCCGCTGCTGAATCACAGGTACGTACCGCAGGTGGCTCAAAGCTAACTTTTGAACAACAGACTGCTGCAGGTTCTCGTAGCGGTAAAGGAGGTCGCACTGCAAGAGTACGTACTCCTAGACCTCCTACAGCAGGACAGCAAGCCGCCTCGGAACAAGCAAGCGGAGCTGCGCTAACTCGTAAGCCTTGGAGTGCAGGAAGCAACGGCAGTGCAAGCATTGTTGATACCGCTCGTCAGCACTTGGCTCACCTTGATAACTATGTAAACACTCATCGCGATGCAATTGCCGCGGGCTCTGAAGAAGCAAAGGGTCACGGCATTAAAGCTATGGTTCACCTACAGGCTGCAAGAAATGCTTTGGCAGACGCTGTTCAAGCTAAGGGTGGCGGCCGTATTCACGCTGTAAATGAAAATGGTGAAAAGCAATTCCATCCTGATGGTACTCCTAAGATGGTTAACGCCCCACAAGACGACATTCTAGCTAACAGCCACATTAAAGCGGCTACCGATGCTATTCGAATTGCTCACGCAGCTCTAAATGAGCCTGCAGTTCTTCGTGCAACAAAAGACATTCCTGACCCTGAAGCTGGTGGAAACGGCATTGGTCCAGTAGAAAACCACGGTGCAACTCGTGGTCTCCGTGGGTACGCAGGTAACATGGGTAAAATGCCTAAGCACTTTAGAATTGCTGGTCAAGACTTTGCTAGCAAGGACCCTTGGCTACACGAGCAAATTGCGCGTATTTCACTAGGTATTGCTGGCGGAGACCGTGATTACACTCACCTCACAGAGCCGTTTAAGCAGACTTTTGGTCGTGGCTCAGGCAGAGCAACCGTTAAGGGTGGCGCAGAATGGACCAGCGAAACCAGCCCAGAACGTGCAGGACGAGGCAATGTTGCTGACTCTGGTCAACCTGGTCAGCCTACTGGCTTTGGTAAAGGAACTGTTCCTAAGACTCAAGAAGACCTTGACCGTATTGAAAAAGAACGTGCTATGCCTAGTAGCGACCGAGCCCCAGCTCCAGGTAAGACTCAAGCAGACCGTATTGCAGAGTCTACCGCTGACGCTGATAAAGTACGTGAAGCTGATAGAGCCCAAGGTGCAGCAAGAGATGCAGCCGCAGCAGCAGAGAAAGCAGCAGACCCTAAGAACTCTGCAAGCAAAACTCCTGAGGAGCGCGAAGCACTTCGTGCAAGAGTCAAAGCTGAAATGGATAAAGACCGTCGCGAAACTACGGCTAGTGCCGCAGAAGCAAAAGCTGAAAAGATTGAGGCTCGTCGTGAAAAGGACCGTGCGCGTCGCGCTGCTAGAAAAGCAGGTAACTAATGGCTAGAAAGTCTAATAGCCGTCGTGCTCCTATTGCAGGTCCTAAGCGTACTGAAACTGCTAACCCAGGACAGGTAAACGCTCCTTTTCAAGCTCCAGGAGAAGAAGCGCCTGCCGCTGCACCTAAATCAGATACTACAAAAACTGCATTAGGTTTAGCTGAGTTTCAACGTACCCTAGATAAAGGAAAAGCTGCAGGAGATTACGAAACTAGAGGAGCAACGTATAACTACGGCGGAAATATTGGAGAAGTAAAGTCTCCTACAGCAATTAGTAATAACACCGCTCATATCGACGCTCTTCACGCAATGGCAGACGAAGCCTCGGACCGACTTATTTCTATAGCTAAAACTCACGTAGCTTCTGAGCTAGGTAAGGGTGGAATGACAGCAAATGATTCAACTCTTAAAGCTATGGCTCCAGCTAGTGGTTCCATAAAACAAGCACAAGAGTCTTTTCATAACGCGCATTTAGCTCACCTTGCAGGTGACGCCATCTCCTCTACAATTCATCTTAAAGAAGGTGCTCAGCACCTAATTAACGCAGTTAACCACCTTGAGTCTGGGGACGCTTGGGGAAAAGTTACTGCTAAAGGCAATAGTGCCAGCTCCTTTAGAAGTTGGAGAAAAGACCCTACTGATGGTTTTGCACCCAGAATTTCATTAGCTGGGGCATTTCACAGCAAAGTTGCAGCAGCAGTAAACGGATACACACAGCATATTATAAAGACTGCAGACAAGAACCCAGAAATTGCTGCACAACTTGACAAAGCTGACCTTAGCCCAGTTTCCTATACTCCAGCAGATTCCGACACTAAGTCTCCTCTAGTTAAAGAAAGTGCAGTTCCAACTGCTGCCGCATCAACTCCTGAGCCAGAAAAAGAGTTAACTCCTAGAGAGCAAGAGCTTGCTCAAGCAAGAGCCGCTGGTGAGAAGAACACCAATACAAGGAGCGCTAAAGCTGCAGCCACTGTAAAACCAGAAAAGATTCCTGCATTTAATAACTTTGCACAAACTTACGATAACGCCAAAGCCTTTGCTGCAAAACAAATTGGTAAGCCAGACAAGACAGGCAAAATCTACACGCAGGAAATGCATGATGAAGAGTTTGCTCCAATTCCTAAGGAAGAGCAGCCCGTTGTAACTCCAAAAACCAAGCCTGCTAGAAACAGCGGAGCTCGCTCATCGCATGACGATGAAAGAATCCGTAACTCTACTCCGTTTGAGCCCGAAGAAGAGCAGGAAAAGCCACAGTCTGCAGGCAGTCTATTTAACTCTCAAGTTTTGACTCACCTAGGGTACAACACCCCTAAGGAAGAGCGAGAGATTGAGCCAGAAGACGATGAGCCAGTAGAGATGCCTGATGAAAAGATTGAACACGTTTCAGACGAAGACATGCAGGCAATGATGTCTCCTAAAGCTACTAGAAACCGCAAGGTAAATAAAACTGCTCCAGCTGCCCCAGCTGCTCCTGTAAAGGAAGCACGTTATGACATATTTAACACTGCAGCTCAAGGAGGTAAGTAATGTTTGATGGAGATGGTGCAGAAGCACTCGAGCTTCAGGCGTTTAAAATTGCACAAAATGCTATCCTTTATAGAGGGTCAGCACCGTGCCCAACCTGTGGAGTCATTATGAATCCTACAGAATATATGTACAGTGTTATGGGCCTATGTCCTCCTTGTGGAGCAAGACGTAGGGAAGCAAGAGTTAAAGGAAAGATGGCATAATGAGTAGTTATGAAAACGCCCGCAGCGCAGAGCTGCAGAAGCGCATAGGGATGTCTATCGCTCCTACTTCTAAAGGAGATGTCCAGCACATTCACAACATTGGTCGTTTGATTAATGGCATGGATGAGTCAGTTCAGCACAACGTACCAGGCAATGAGGCAAAATCTAGACACGTAAATCTAGGTTACCAAATGTTTGAAAACGCACTAGCTAAGCATGATGAAGGAGACCACATGGGAGCAATCAGTTACGCTACTCTTGCGGCACATCACGCTACTGAACTTGGTCGTCTTATGGCTCCTAGAAGCCTAGAAGAAGCACAAGATAATTTTGACCCGTATGTTATGTCCGCCACTGATGGTGGAGCTAACGGACACTTACAAAGCTATATTGATTCTGTAAATGAATCTCTTAACAAAGGAAAGTAATCATGGCAGTTAACACATCACGTTCAATGAACGACAGCCTAAACAATGGCGCAACTGATGGCAAGTACCGCAAGGTTCGCCCTGACACCGAAGTACTAGACCACAATGGCCACGAGCTGACTGTAGACAACCGTCAGCTCCTACACCCATTCTCTGGTTATGGTTTCGTAACGTCAGAAGCTCCAGAAGCAGCCCGCGTAAACCCAGGAAAGTAATCATGGCAAGAAAAACCAACCCAGTATCTCCTGCTAAAATTGGTAGTGAGAAAGCAAAAACCGCAGGACGCGCAAAAGACGCGGCCGCAAAGCTTCCTCCTATTCCATACAAAAAAGTAGGGTCATCGGCAGAGACTGAGAAGAAACGTGCAGCTACTAGGGCTAACACCGAACGTGTTGAATCTGACCGCGGTGCCAATGGCGTTAGGTATGGTTTTTCTGTACAAGAACTAAAAAGAGCTCAAGAAAACCCACAAACTGGTGGTGGAACAATCCTTCCTCACAGCGGCGTTATGGGTGGCGGAGTTCGTATGTCTGACCAAATAGAGCCATCTCCTACAGATAACCAGGTTGTTGAGCGTACCGTAAACCGTAGGCCGTATAACTTTGCTCCTACTCCTGATAAAAATAGAGGCATGGGGGCAGGCAGCCCAGAACAAGCTGCACTAGAACAAGACGCTGTTAAAAAAGCATTAGCTACTCCTGAAGGTAAAGCCCATTTTGCTAAGCAGTCTCCTGAAGGACAAGCAACATTACTACGCCGCGCAGGTTTGGACAAGCTAGAAAACTAGTTGACACACAGCACAACATGTATTAAAGTAATATCAAAAGGAGCATAATATGATTAAAGAAGCACCGCATTTGGGTTTGTACCAATGGACTGATGCCGAGGGAAACCTTCGTCCTACTGCTGGTTCAATAGAAGGCGAACGTCGAGCCGTTGAACACGAAGCATACCTAGAAGCTATTCGTAAAACCCCTGAGTATCTTGAATACCTAAAACGTTATGGGTTTACTAAATGAGTGGTTTAGTTGGAGCAGACGGTAAGCCATTAATTGGTTCAAAGAAAATTGATGGACCAATTATTCGCCTACTGCGTTGTTTGGTTTGTCAAACTTGGGAAGAACTCCCAGACTGGGAAGGTCGTTCAGACCAAGATTACCTCCTACAGATTGCTGTTGAAAAGCACGTGTTTCCTTCGGGAGACCCTCACGTCGGTAAGTTATTTAAAGTTCCAGTTAAATCCTGGGCAAGTCCAGAAGACCGTAAAGCAATCCTTGACCAGTTGGCACAAGGTGGTTCTAAAGGACTAGATGAGTTAGACCCAGACAAATCATTTTACGAAACCAAGATGCAATTTGCACAGGACGCAATGGACTGTTGGCAAAAGCACAACAAGCCAGTCAATGATTGCGATGATTACCAAAAACCTTCTAAACGCCTACTGCCAGATACGGCAAAGGAGCGTGGAGAACTAGGTATGCCAAAGCCAGAACACCTGGATGGCCCAAAGATTTACACCTGTAATTTTTGCCCTTACCACGGTAAAGTAGTAGAACGTAAACGTATGATTATGGGATTGTACAATAACTAAGGAGCATCATGGCAAAAGCTAAAGGTAATCGTAACGACAGTCGTACTAACGGCAAAGCATCGAAAAAGCGCCCAAAGGTATTTGACAAACTCAAGCGTAAACTAGTAGTATCTAAGTAAGAAACTAAAGGAGCATAATATGTGGATAAGTAAAAAGAAACTGGCACAAAAAGAGCAGAAGCTCAGACATGACGCATTTCTAGAATCATTAAAAGATGATGCAGCTCAGCGTCAATGGGAAGCCATTGAAAAGCTGAAAAAAGATGTAAAGAAACTAAAAAACATTATTAAGGAAGGCTACTAATGACCGATTCACCCAAAGAAATTGAAACCTTGTTCCTGGTTGCACTGCACACCGATGGAACATTTACCGCAATGCTGGAACACCCAGAAACTCTCCCAGAGTATAAGCGTGAACCAACCTCGTTTGATATTTACCAGACGGCTCAGCAGATTGTGAAGGAAATTGATTCACAGATTCTAGTAGAGCGTTTTGCAAATACCGTTGTTGCAATGTTGACCCCACCTCAAGAGCCTACAGTTGCCGAAAAGGTCACTGAAAAGCTAAAAGAGCGCAAGGTTAAGCCTGAGGATAACGCTCCAAGCGAATAAACTAGTCCTATGACTACTCCTGTATCGAACCCAACATCATACTTTAGCCAACCAGCCCGAGAGCTGGACCCAAAGTTATTTGAGGGGCGCAATTTGCGCTCCTGGGTTCGTACAGGAGTTATTTCTATCCTTAACGGTTTCCTTGAGAGGTCCTACGCTCACCCAGAGTTGTGGGCCCACGCGTGGCTAGCAGGAAGCGGAGTTTCCTATCAATGGTCAGCGGCACGTCAACCAGGGGACCTAGATTGTTTAATTGGCGTAGATTTTATTCAGTTCCGTAAAGCAAATCCTAGATATGCAGGACTGTCGGACAAGGAAATTGCAGACCAACTCAACGAAGATTTTGGTGAGCTAGAGGACCAAACATCAGACTGGAATGGTTACGAGTTAACATTTTTTGTAAACCCTGCTGCAAGCGATATTCGCAACATTAAACCCTACGCAGCATACGATTTAAAGTATGACGAGTGGACAGTTACCCCAGACCCACAAGCAGCCCCTCCAGCAAACCCCGACTGGGATTCTATGGCAAACTCCGACACTACGTTAGCCAATCAGATTTCAACAAGATTCAATGCCGCTCTCCTGGACATCCGCGGTTCTCACAATGACGCACTAAGACGTAACGCAGAAAATCGATTAACGATTGCAGCAGCGCAAGGGAATGCACTGTATAACGAGATTCACTCTAAAAGGAGCCTTGCATTTTCTCCTACAGGTCAAGGATACGCAGATTTTAATAACTATCGCTGGCAAGCTGGCAAGAAGAGTGGAACAATTCAATCCCTCCGAGGCATTCGTCAGTACATGAAAGATTCAGTAAAGGCAACAAACGCAGAGAAATACGGCGTAGAATTACCAGACGCGAACACTCTAGTTCGTAGAGCAGCAACATATAGGAATAAGTAATTGCCCACTTGTATTAAATGCGGACACGAATTGTATAAAGACGTGTGTGTAGATGATTCCTGCAAGTGTGAGTGTTACGACGATAGTTATTAGGACAAAGAATGCACATAGTCGTAGATTTAGACGGAGTATTAAAAGGACGTAACGATGACCCAATTTCAACAGGAGTCATCATGGTTGGAAGCCTAAGTTCCTGGAACAGATTGACGCTAATTTCACAAGAGTCTGCGGTTCAAACCCAACATTGGTTAGACACTAATAAGATTGTTGATTTTGACAATATTGTTGATAAGTCCGTAGCTCTCGAAGGCGAAGGCCTAAGCGAACGTCAGTTAAATTACGTGCGGGGTAGAGGGGCAATAGACCTGTTTATTACTAATAATCCTTTACTATGGGCCTACGCATTTGAACAAGGGATTCCTTCAGTAATGTTTGGCGTGCCGAGTTACACTCGACCAGAATTCAGACCCGATGCACCAAAAAAGGTTCGTTCCTGGAACGCAATTGAAAAAGCAATTGAAAAACAAAATACGTTAAGGACAAAGGACGCACGTCTAACACGCACAGAGAGCATTAATTTCGAATGATTCTGTTTGGTGGAGTAGAGATTCCGAGTAACCGAACGCTGTTAGAGCGTAGCGGAGTAAAGAACGTAATGTTGAACTACTGGGGCCTCCGTAAAAGAGGTTTGCCTAAAACTAAGTTGTACCTAATTAGTGAGCATTTTAACGATGACATGAAGGTATGGGTAGATTCAGGAGCAACGCAAGCTGATAAAGCAAATTTATCTAAGTACGAATTAGAACAGTACGCTGCGGATTACGAAGAATTTATTGCAACCAATTACGACAGAATTGAAGGATTTGTGGAGTTTGACTCGCAAACTATGGGGTTACGATGGATTCAACAGCAACGCGATAGCTTAGACCGTGACCCTAAGATGTGGGTAGTATGGCACGAGTCCTACGGAGCGTTGCTCCTACAGCAATGGGCAGCCGAGTATGACAACATCGCCATTCCAGGGGCCGCAATAGACGCTGTGACGTCGCTAGCGGGCATAACTAGAGGACTAAAGGCAAAATATCCTATACGTTTTCACGCCCTTGCTACGGCCAAACCAGACAATTTACGCAGCATCCCGTTTGAAACTGCAAGCACACTCGCCTGGTTATCGCCAATGCGACGAGGAGAAACCATCATTTGGGATGGGTCGAAGTTGGTACGATATCCAAAAAAAATGAAGGACCAAGCGCGGTTGAGATACAAAGCGGTGGTCGAAAAAGCAGGATTAGATTTCAAAAAGTTTACCGATGACGACACATTAGAAGCAACTAAAGTCGCAGTTTGGTCATATTTACAGTTAGAGAAGACAATGGAAAAGAAGATAGTATCTGATAACACTGATGATACCCTATATACAGGTTTGATGGAATTAGGGGGGGTAGGTTCTGATAACAGTGGGTCAGACATGCGGAAAGTTGAACGCACCGAAGTTACTCAAAGAGACCCTCAAGAGATGACATCAATGCCTGTTTTTGGGTACGAAATGAAGACTGTTGTAGAGAATGAAAACGGCCATGATGTACTAAAGGAGATACCTGTTGTACAGTCCCAAACTACGTCACTCCGACAGTGTGATACCTGTTTTGTAAGTGCAAACTGCCCAGCGTTTAAACCTCAAAATACATGCGCGTTCAACCTCCCAGTGAAGGTTGAAACACCAGAACAACTACGAGCATTGAACACCGCATTATTGGAAATGCAAGCCCAGAGAGTAGCATTCATGCGGTTTGCAGAAGAAATGAATGGCGGATACGCAGACCCAAACCTATCGCAAGAGATGGACCGTTATTACAAAATGCTAAAGGCGATGAAGGAGTTGGATGAGAGCAAAGAGTTCATTCAAATTACTGCCCAGCGCAACGCAGGCCAGGGTGTTTTGTCAGCTATTTTTGGTGACAGAATTCAAGCGGTAAAGGACCAACAACAAGGGTTTTCAGAAGAGCGCACTACGCTGATTATCAAGGATGCAATCGAAGATTAGTATCTGATAACAGCATTCCGTTAGTATTGGAACGTGTGTCGCCCGTAAAGTACGTAAAGTATTTACGGATTTGACTAAGTTAGTAGAAGGATACTAGACTGTAGTCAGAGATAATAGAAGTCCCCCAATCGGGGGTATTTACATAAAACAAGAAATGGTGGTTACACATTGACTAATTTTTCATTCCAGCTCGCACCCGAATTCGTTTCGGGATACAAGAGCAAGAAACCGCCGTTTGGTTACGCAGATGTAGCAGGAAACTCCGTTGGTGAGATTACATTCCTACGCACCTATTCACGCAAGAAAGAAGACGGGACCAAGGAAACATGGCCCGAAGTGTGTGAACGTGTTATCAACGGTATGTATTCATTGCAGAAGGACCATGCAAAGCAAAATCGCCTACCTTGGTCCGACGCTAAAGCGGCCGCTAGCGCAAAGGAAGCGTTTGACCGCCTATTTAATCTAAAGTGGACGCCTCCAGGCCGAGGACTGTGGGTTATGGGAACTGCAATCGTTAACGAACAAAAGAATTCGGCAGCGTTGCAGAACTGCGCGTTCGTTTCAACCAACGAGATGACCAAACTAAATCCAGGTAAACCATTTGCATTTTTGATGGAAGCGTCAATGCTAGGTGTAGGAGTAGGATTCGACGACAAGGGTGCAGACAAAGGGTTTGATATTTACGAGCCCGCTGCAGTGCAAGAATACCTAATTCCAGACACCCGTGAAGGATGGCAGGAGTCTACTGTTGCACTAATCAACTCATTCCTTAAACCAGACCAGCCAATTTGGGAGTTTAATTATGATGAGATTCGACCATACGGAAGCCCGATTGCAACATTTGGGGGTACCGCCTCAGGACCAGAACCGTTAATTAAATTGCACACCGCCATCCGTAAGTTATTTACAGGACGTAAAGGAGCACAATTAACACGTAAAGATATAGCGGATATAGGAAACCTAATTGGAGTGTGTGTTGTGTCAGGAAATGTTCGTCGTTCAGCTGAGCTACTAATTGGCCGTATTGATGATGAAGAATTCCTTAACCTCAAAAACGCTGAAGTGTTTCCTGAGCGAAATTCATACGACGCCGAGTCCCCTGGATGGGCGTGGATGAGCAATAACAGCGTTGAAGTAGGTGTAGGAACAGATTTTAGACCTATTGTTGATGGTATTGTCCGTAACGGAGAACCTGGCGTAATTTGGATGGATATTTCTCGCAAGTATGGCCGTTTAGCAGACGCACCAAATGATAAAGACCGCAGAGTTGTAGGATATAATCCGTGTGCAGAACAGTCATTGGAGTCCTTTGAGATGTGTACATTGGTAGAAACATACCTAAACCGTCACGAATCATTGGAAGATTTCAAGCGCACACTGAAGTTTGCCTACCTCTACGCAAAAACTGTGACATTGTTGCCGACACACTGGGAAGAAACCAACGCAATCATGCAACGAAACCGCCGTATCGGCACAAGCGTGAGTGGTATTGCTAATTTTGCAGACGCTAAAGGACATAACGTACTACGACAGTGGATGGATGAAGGATACGCAACGGTAAAGGCGTATGACCAGTCCTACAGCGAGTGGTTAGGTATCCGTGAATCAATTAAGATGACGACAGTCAAACCATCGGGCACGGTAAGCATATTAGCAGGAGAATCCCCAGGTGTACATTGGACCGCAGGAGGTAAGTATTTCCTACGTGCTATCCGTTTCTCTAATAGCGACCCAATGTTGCCACTATTTAAGATGGCAAACTATCGAGTCGAGCCAGCTTCGGAATCTCCAGATACTACTTCAGTAGTCTTCTTCCCAATTAAGTCCGCAGCTGAACGTTCGGAAAAGGATGTCTCTATCTATGAAAAGATGGCTCTAGCAGCAACTGCACAACGCTATTGGTCCGACAACTCTGTCTCCGTTACTATTACATTCGACTCTGAAAAGGAATCCGATGCTGTAGGAACTGTTTTGCACCTTTACGATGGTCAACTAAAGACTGTATCCTTCTTGCCTATGGGTAACTTGACTTATCCACAAATGCCTTACACGCAAATTACTCAAAAGGAGTATGAGGATTACGGAATGACACTATTCCCGATTGACTTTGCTGGAGTTTACGCAGGGATGGCCGCCGACGCTGTGGGCGAAGCTTACTGCACGACAGATTCGTGTGAGATAAAGCTGATAAAGGACAACCAGTAGGAGCTAAAAAATAGCCAACACAAACAAATGGCCCCCAACCTCAATGGCTGGGGGCCTTTGTCTTACCTACTAATCAGTCTTAGCTAGGTCTAGTGCCTGCTGTGTTAGAGCAAGTATGTGCTCTCGTCGAACACGGGGAGAGATACGCATTGACTCGCGCTCTTTAGTTGTAGTCTTACCCCATACCCCATCGTAGTTTTCCTTCATTGCAAAGTTAAAACACGCTACTGCTATAGGGCATTGACCGCAAAGGAGCTTAGCCTTAGCAACTGCATAAGCATAGCCTTCCCCTGGTTCGGGGAAGAATATATCTTCGTGCTGGTCATCCTGAAATTTATTTACACAGGCAGCATTTTCAAAATCTATCATTGTCGACCTCCTTTCTTTTTCTTAGTAATGACAATACAGCCTCGACGAGTAAGGTCACGCCTTACCTGATGAATGGCATTGCCATCACTAGGTGTACTTGATGAGAAGAACAGGCTACCTGTAGGAGATACCCACTTATAGTGACCGTTCTTGGTGGGCGTATCATT